TTTAGAAACGGTGTTAAAGCATTGTTTGAGGGCATTAAAGCCGGTGTTACCGCAAGCGTAGATTTTATTAAGGGTTACTTAAACGTCGTGTTGGGGTTCTACAAATCCATATTTAACGGCATTGCGTCATTGTGGAATAACAGCGTAGGCAAATTGTCGTTTTCGGTTCCGGATTGGGTGCCCGGGTTCGGCGGTAAAGGGTTTAGTGTCCCCCAAATTCCGTTGTTGGCCGAGGGTGGCATAGTTACGGATCCAACGTTGGCCATGATTGGGGAACGCGGCCCCGAGGCCGTGATACCCCTAAACCGTGCCAATATGGGCGGAAATATCACCGTGAACGTTTACTCGACGTTGGCGGACGCGTCCCTACCGGACAAATTGGTAAACGCGTTACGGCAGTACAACCGGCGTAGCGGCGCGATTGACATACGGGTGGCGTAGGTGCCCGGCGTAGTATCCGCCGCCGGGGACTACACGGTGCTATTGGACACCGGTTGGGACACCAATAGTTTTCGTTTGGACGATTCCCTAAAGGGCGTATTGGGGAACACGGAATACACGTTGGGGCCTAACGTGCAATTTGCGGACATAACCGATTACGTCCTAGGCGTTAATTATGTCCGAGGCCGCCAACAACCGTTTGACCAATTCGGGGCCGGCACAATGTCATTTACGCTAAACGACACGTTGGCCGGCGGCATACTCAACCCGTACGACGATACAAGCCCCTATTACGATCCGGCGAGCGATGCACCCGGGTTGGCCCCAATGCGGCGCGTAAAAGTGTTACGAGAAACCACCGAACTATTTAACGGGATCGTAGAAAGTTACGATTACCAATACAATTTGGACCGCCAAAACCTTGTAACCGTTAATTGCGTGGACGATTTCTGGCTACTAGCCAACACGTTTATTGAACAATTAAACGTAACCCCGCAAACGTCCGGGCAACGCATAAATAGCGTGTTGGCGTTGCCCGAGGTGAACTACACCGGCACTACAAGCATTGCCACCGGCACCGTAGATTTGGGGCACTCAAGCGCGTTTACCGTTGCGGCCGGCACCAACGTGTTGGAATATTTGCAACAGATAAACGACACCGCCGAATTTGGGCGGTTGTTTATGTCCGCGGACGGGGTACTAACGTTCCAAAACCGTACCGGTGCCACGCTTAGCGGTTCGGTGGCGGTGTTTAGCGATCAGGGCACCAATTACAAGTACCGAAACGTGGGTATCCAATTTGACGCACGGCAAGTAGTGAACCGGGCCGTAGTTACCGCGTTGGACGGTACCACCGCTACGGATCAAGACACGGATAGCCAAACCACCTATTTCGTACAAACCCGGGACGTGTCGAGTTCGCTATTACACGTGGCCGGCCAGATCGCGGCCGCCGCCGAATATCTACTAACCCCGTACCCGTCCCCACGGCTAACCGCACTAACCACCAATTTGGCCATGCTTACCGAGGCCCAACGCGACACGGTGGCAACCGTGGACATTGGGGACACGATCACTATTACCGTGGACGTGCCGAATTACGGCACGATTAGTAGCGAATTGTCCGTCGAGGGTATTACCGGGGATATTTCGTTGGACGGTGGGCACACCATTACGTTTTACACCGCAGACACCACCGTGGTGTATTACCTAGTTTTGGACGATCTGGTGTACGGTGTGCTAGATAGCACCAACGTGTTGGGTTAGGATTGCGTCATGGGTGCCAATGCACAAACAACCGTCCCCACGTTCGTAACGTCTCAGGTCCTAACCGCGGACCAAATGAACCAAAGCGCACGAACCGGGGTTCCCGTATTTGCGGATAGCACGGCCCGGGACGCGGCGTTTGGTGGAACCGGTGAAAAGACGTTGGCCGAGGGCCAATTGGCCTACCTTGAGGACACCAACGTGGTGCAGTATTACGACGGGTCGAGTTGGGCAACAGTTGGTCCGGCTAGTGCGGGTGCATTGGTTCTAATTAGTGCTACCACGATTGGTAGCGCGGTTTCTAGCGTTACCGTCAGTAATGCATTTAGCGCAACGTACGACAACTATTTCATCACGGTTGGCGGTGGCGTATCAAGCGCATTGAGCGTTCTTAGATTGCAACTCGGCGCAACTACAACCGGCTATTACGGTGGCGCGGTAAATGTCAATTTTTCGGGTACGCTCACCGGTTCTGGAGACAACAACGCCTCGCAATTTTCGTACATTGGTTGGGCAAATACTGACGCTATGGCGGCTCATATTTTCGTAAACTCGCCAAATATCGCTATTAAGACGAGCGTATGGGCCGGCCCATATGTTGCCGGGTCGACGGCCTCGACCTACCAAGGCATGGTAGCCAACAGTACGCAATACACCGCGTTCACAATTTCGCCAAATACGGGAACACTTACGGGTGGGACTATCCGCGTTTATGGGTTTGCTAATAGTTAGGACTAAACCATGACACACCTAGTTCAGATCGACGATTTAGTTCGGGAAGCGACACCGGACGAAGCGGCACAACTTGACGCGTCTCAGGCCGCCGCAGCCGCCGCCGCAGCCGCCGCCGCAGCCGCAATTACAGCCAGAATTAGCGCGTTAGCCAAATTAGAGGCGTTGGGGCTAACCCCGGCCGAGGTAGCCGCATTGGTAGGCGCATGAATAAAAACGCGCAATTACAAACCGCGGACCAAACCCTAAAAGGTGCCGTTATTGCATTGGGTAGTTACATAGCCCACAAATACAACGTAGATCCACAAATTATTGCGTTGAGTATCCCCGTAGCGTCCGCACTCATGGCGTGGATTAGCACCCGATTGGGCAACGAAAATACCGCGTGTTTGTTCGTAGAAAAAGAGTCACCTAAAAAGTAATGCCTATCTACAAGGTCCCCGGTTATTCGGTGGTATCCGGCCCATTACCCGGCACGATCGAGTGGGTAAAACAAGCCGAACTAACAAGCGGTGGCGCGGTATGGAACAACGGCCACTACGCGTTTAGAAACATACGCGGCACCGGATCCGCCACTACTCGCGGCCAGATCTCAAACCATGCACGTGGCGTAGCCATGGATTTGTCCTACCGTCGCATACCGGCCCGCAACCTAGGCGTACCGAACGCACGAATACGGGCCTTAACGTGGCTAAACACCGTGTTGGACAATTGGGAACTATTGGGCGTCCAATGCGTATTGGACTATTTCCCGGACCCGCACGGCCGCGGGTGGCGTGTAGATCGAGTGGACGCACAACCCATAAAAGCCCACAATTACCAAGCGTGGGTTAGGTATGCCCGGCCCACGATCCACGGGGCACCCGGCGGCGATTGGTTCCATATCGAAATACGCCAAGGCATGGCCAACAACCCGGACCGTGTACGGGCCGCGTTTCAGGCCGCGTTTGGCATATCCACCACTACGCAACACGTCCCCGCTACGGTAAAAAAGACAACGAAGAAAGGCGGCAAGCGACGTGCCAGAGCCAACGGAAACACAACAACCTAATCTAATTTTCTATGAGGTTTTGACCGGTGAATTAGAAACCGGCGGCCAAATATTGGTCCAAATATTTAGATTGCCTAACGGCACTATTAAATTGGCCCAATTAGCGACCCGTCTAAACAAGTGGGACACATGGGGAAAGCCGATAAGTCTCGAACACATGGGGACACACCCAACAAGGCCAGATCCGCGGGGTACCGCGTGAACGCGTTTATTACAATATTTGCGGGTGCCGCGGTGGCTATCTCCCTATGGATTAACCCACTCCCAAATCCATGGCCGGCCGCGGCACCTACCACCATTGCCCCCACGGTGCCCGCTAACACCGTTTACAGGCCGTTAGACGCGTCCAAAGCGCCAACCCCTACCACGGTGCCCCAACCTCCGATTGGGGCTTGTAGCGCGTGGGCGGGCTACGCGTTGGGCTACGGGTGGCCGGCCGTCGAGGCCCCACAATTGGCCCGAATTATGCACCTAGAGAGCCGTTGCGACCCGTCCGCCATTGGGGATAACGGCAATTCGTACGGGTTGTTGCAAATCCATTGTCCTAGTTGGGTGAAACCCAACCGGTTTTGGCCAAATGGGTGGGCGGCCGCCAACGGCTACCCCATAACGTGCAACGATCTACTCGACCCGGTTACCAACCTTGCCATTGGTTCCCTAATTTGGGCCGGTGTCCCCGGCAGTAGCGGCGGGTGGTCCAATTGGACCACATACGGCAAATGAGTGTCCTAATGGCCGATTGTCACGGGGACGGCAAATTGGTGTTTAACAAACTCAACGAATTGCACGAAAACACGCCAGATTTACCCACCGCGCATTGCACGTTTCTAGCCATGGTGCGTATTCGCATATTGGAACAACGCATATTGGAACTACAAGCCGAGTTACAACATTTACAGGTTGTGGCACGTGATTGTTACTGATGACACCGGCGTAATTACGATCCAATTTGACAACACCCAAATGGCGGTAATTAACCGCAACACCAACGTTTGGTTGGCGTATTTGCGGGGCAACCCGGACAGATTACGCCGCCACGTAGCCCGCGGCCTACTCAATTTGTCCCACGCGGACGTGTTCGAGCGGATCCGCGAACGGGTGCAACGCGGATTTATGGGCGAACTAGCCACCGCCGAATATTTAGGTGTGCCATACCATTGGGAATTACGAGACATACAAAGCGACGAATTCGACGTGGCCGGAATACAGGTTCGCACCGTGGACGATTACAACAAACGGCTAATTACGCACGAATACGACAAACCAGCCCCGTACGTGTTGGCAGTAGCCGATTACGGCACCGCGTCCGTGGTCCTACGCGGGTGGTTACATTTACGTGATTGCAACCGGCCCGAACATTGGTTTACGGGCACCGCCGCACCCGCATTTTTCACGCCGGCCACCGCGTTACACCCAATGGCTACATTGCCCACACCCACAACGAAAGCGACGGTTACAAATGGGATTTGAGTTAAACGGCTACGTGGACGTACCCACCCGGTTGCGAATGGCCTTAAAGGATTGGCCGCAACTACGGATCCAAGAAACGTCATGCACACTCGAACAAGTAGGGGAACAATTGTTCTTAATTTGCGTTGTCACGATTTGGCGCGACGAACGGGACGCGGTACCCGTCATTGCGAGCGCGGCCGAACAAGTACCGGGCAAAACACCATTTACGAAAAATGCGGAACGCATGGTGGGGTTCACAAGCGCGTTAGGCCGCGGTTTGGGCTATATGGGGTACGGCATAGATAAATCCATAGCGTCCCACGACGAAATTAAACACCGCCAAAATCTGCCGCCTACTGAGGACGATCCGTTTCCAATGACCGAAAAACAAGAACAAGACATGGCTATGCGGCGGATTGTGGAAAAAGAACAAAACAAACGTAAGGCCATGGCGGCTAACGGCCCGGTTACCCAACCACAATTAAAAATGCTTAAAATCCAAGCAACTAAAGCCAATTTGGCAGATGATGAGGCATTGCGGCTATTCTGCAACGACACATTGGGCAAAGAAATTGCCAAGGTTGCAGATCTAACCAAATTCGAGGCAAGCAAGGTAATTGAGGCCCTACTACAAGAGGTTGCAAGTAAGAGCATGGAACGCGAGGAACCGTTTTAGACAATTGAGGTAGGACCGTCTCACGGTTACGTCCCGCACGTGTCTAGCGGGTGTTGGTGCAAATCCACGTGGCCTAACCGGCCATAGTTAGCCCGTTAGACAGGCGGGTAAAGCCCATGCACATTAAACGGTGTGTGGCGAGTGTGAGCCGTGCTTAACCAACGGCCGGGTTGGTGCCCGGGGGCACTATGCACTAGACGCAATAACAACTAACCTAGGTAAAACAAAACAATGACAATTACACAAGCGACACAAGCCGGTAGCGCGAGCCAGATCATGCAAAACGATAGCAAGGCGCGAACGCGCCGCGCTAGCCGGGGGTGCGGGGGTGGTGCCCCCGCAATGGTCCACCATGCCTAAACGCACCGCCAACCCGAAATAC